GTGGGGTATAACATAGTCTCAAAGGAGGCATCGGAAAAGTGGCTTACTCACAGGTTAGTACGAATAGCACAACCTGAAGAAGTAGCATCTTATTACGCTAAAGCATAATGTCAACAATTCTTCGTCTACCACCATATCCTTTAACTGTTAAATATACAGTTCCAGATGCCAATGCCAAGTATGTCATAGTCATTGAAGATGTAGCAGAGCAGTCAGAAATTGCCTCTTATAGAACATCAAATGCAAATAAAGAAGTTAGTTATGTTCTAGATGATGACTTTATTAAATATGACAAATCATACGCTCTGACAATTTATGAAGATTTAGAAGAAAGTGGCATGGTTGTAGCAGATCGTGGAGATATAGTTGTTGAAGATAACCTAGAGGTAAAGCGTCCATACATAGATCCCAAACTTTTAGCAGCAGCAAACAATCAAACATCTGCAACAGAAATTGCTAAATATGTAGAGTATGAAAATTTAGCAAGAACAATTATTGACTCAATAACTGGTGGCTTTTATTATGAGCGTGAATTTGTTGAAATTGTTGGGCAAGAGGTAGACTATATTCCACTTTGGAAAAAAGTACATAAAATATTAAGAGTATACGAAAATACAGAACTAGTTTATGACATATATAATCCAGATGGCCCAACTGTAGGAGATTACACATATGTAATTACTAAAGATAAAACCGCACTCACAAAAGATCCAACAACGGCAGAGGGTGCAATAAATAGGGCAGAGCGCCGACCATCAAGAATTCCAATTGGTACGTCAGATTCTTTTTCACTTTTTGATACAGAAGACAGTGGAAACACTATGACCGTAACCCCTGGGGTAGCATTCCCAACTGGAATAGATCTTATACTATTGTTAGAAACTGGATACAAAGTAGTACCTATTGATATTCAAGATGCGACAAAATTATTGGTTGAAGATATTAGATGTGGTAAGTTAGATTATTACAAGAGATATATCAAGAACTACAGCACTGATCAATTTAAAATTGAATACGATAAAAGAATGATTGAGGGTACTGGAAATATTATTGTAGACAAGATTTTGTCTAAATATGTTAATAATATTGTTCGTCCTGGAGTGTTGTAATGGATGCATGCGAAGTCACAGACTTTATGTTTCCAATGAAGGCTGATATCTACTTTCCTATTCTTGCACAAGGTGGTTACGGACAGCCTACAAAAAATTGGGTATACGATAGAACAATTACTTGTAATGCTACATCTGTAGGTGGGCTAGGATCAGAAGATGTAAAGCCAGACAATTTTTTAAAATATGAAAACAAACTTATTTCAAGAACAAAAGAAGACCCAAGACTTTCTTCAAATAATGCAAATAACGCAACAACAAACATACTTATAGCAAATATTAGGGATGCGTCCGACAATATTATTTACAAAGAAACAGCAGGAGTAAGATCGGGCAAGGGAACAATTTACGAAGTAGCAACAGTTGAACCGTTTACTGGTCCATTCGGATATACAGAATATTATAAAATGTTATGGCGCAGGGCTGAAAATCAGACTGTAGGTGATTAGTGATAGCAAGAACAAACACAGCATCTTTCACTAAACAAATGAATAATATAATTAATTATTCTTTTGGGTTTTTAGAAGGTGTTGATCGTGGTAAAAAAATATTTTTTGATAAATTAGGTACGGGGGCTATTCAAGCGTTAGCACAATATGTTGATGTGCAGGCCAGAGCAAATCCAAGAGCACTACATCACGTTTATGAATGGAATCAAGTTGGCAGTCCAAGTGCAAGACTATTCAATTTATCATACACAGTTAGTAATTTAGGACTTTCTGTTAAGTCTACGTTTAGACAATCAAGAAGTGTTTCTGAAAATATGACTACACCGTTTTACAATAAAGCAAAAATTATGGAAGAGGGCATTCCAGTAACAATTAGACCAACAAAATCTAAAGTGTTAAAATTTAATGGACCTAATGGAGAAGTATTTACAAGCAGACCAGTTAAAGTTGAAAACCCAGGAGGAGATCTTGTTCTTGGTAGTTTTGAATCTACATTTGATGAGTTTATGACTAGATATTTTAAACAATCTTTTTTGAGAGCATCTGGAGTTTATGACTATATCAAAAAACCAACACTATATAAGAAAAACTTTAAGGCTGGTTCAGTTGCGGGTAGAAGTAAGGGAATTGACACAGGATTTAAGTGGATAACTAATGCAACAATTGGGGTAGAATAAGACTATGGCTATATTAACTGATACTGGATTTCCACCAACCTTTTTAAACCAATATATTTTGTCTGAGTTAAAACACTATGAACTTATAGCAGCAGCAGAAGAATTAAGTCCAATGGTTCCAGCACAGTTTCCAACAAACATTGAAGACTTGTATAACGATAGTATTCAAATTAGACAAACAGAAAGTCCCCTTTTAATTGTTTACGATAGATTAATGAGATTTAGGCCCACTCCGTTTTATTTACAAAAAAGAGAGCAACTAATATATTTTATTTATTCTACAGACGTTAGTAAGTTGATAGACTGTGTTCGTGTTATATCTAGTGCCCTTGATCGTGAAGATTCTTCAGCAGAAGACGTAAACTCTTACAATTTTCTTAATCCAACCCTAAGCACTCCACCAGTAACAATATCTACTAAAACTATATCAAATAAGGCACTTACAGGTAAATTTGCCACAATAACAACATCTACTGCCCATGGCTTTGTAGCAGGAGACGCTGTAACAGTTACAGGGGTAGACAATACATTTAATGGTACCTATTTTATTAAAAGTGTTCCATCAGCAACAACATTTAAATTTTACAAAAATGCAGCAAATATTGGCTCCATTGCAGCATCTGGGTCTGTTTCAAAACAAGCCTATACCCCATTTAATATTTTGTTCCACAGTACGAGGGTATACCAGGCAGACGAAAGCAGAGACGTAGCAGAACTGGCCTCAGCAAGAACCCTCTTTGTAAACAAACTAATTGTTGAATATGACTATCATATTGCGGTTGACTCTGATTCTAGGTATACATAAAAAGAGGTATAATTGGCTTTAGAGGAAACACGCCAAACAACTTAATAAATACTTTATGAAAGAGGTGAAATAATATGCCATATAGCCGTGGTACGTCAAATAACGTTATTGTGGGTGCAGCAGCATTCTTCATTAACGATAATACTTTGAACCCAACTACTTTGAATACAGCAGCAGTACTTGATTCAAGTGAGTCTTACAAGACTACACTTTCAAATGCCGCCACTTATACAAACGTTGGTTACACAATGAACGGTCTTGAATTACAGTTCCAACCAGACTTCGGTGAAGTTCAGGTAGATCAAATTCTTGACGTTGCAAGACTATATAAGCAAGGTATGCAGGTAAACCTTGCTACCGCTTTTGCTGAAGCAACTTTAGAAAACTTGCTTGTAGCACTAGCATACTCTGAGGCTAGACTTACAGGAAATAAGAATGCATCTACAGGTCAGACATTGAACCTAAGTGCAGGAGACATTGGAGATGTTCCAGTAGAACGAGGAATCGTTGCTGTTGGTCCAGGGTCTGGTGACCCAGCAACATTTGAAGATAAAGAACGCATCTATGCAGCATATCGTGCTCTTTCAATTGAAAACGTAACTGTATCAGCAAAGCGTGACGAGCCTTCAATGTTTGAGGTTTCATTCCGTCTTCTTCCTGAAGATACTTCAGGTTCATACGGTAAGATCATTGATCGTACCTTTGGACAGTCATAATCTAAATTTAGATTAACCTAAGACCCACCTTTAATTAGGTGGGTTTTTTGTTTTGCCTGTGATAGAATAGAAAGATTATGGCAACAACTGTTTATAAAAATAAAATAATTAAACTCGTTGATGGTACAGAACTAGAGATCGTTCCATTAAAAATAAAATATTTACGTGAGTTTATGGAGGCATTTGAGTACGTTAAAACTGCCAAAAATGATGATGAAGCCATAGATTTTTTAGTTGAGTGTGTAAGAATTACAATGAAACAATATTATCCAGATATAAAATTAACAAAATCTGATGTAGAAGATAGTCTAGATATGCCAACTATATACACAGTATTAGATATTTCTGCGGGCATAAAGATTAATCAAAAATCTGAAGAAACAGTAAAGGATCAAGCAACAGATAGTGGTTCAAGTTGGTCAGATTTAGATCTTGCTAAGATTGAGTCTGAGGTATTTTTATTGGGTATATGGAAAGATTATCGTGAACTAGAAGAATCCTTATCTATGCCAGAATTAATTGCAACTCTTTCAAGTCGTAGAGAACTTGATTATCAGGAAAAAAAATTCTTGGCTGCAATTCAGGGAGTAGATTTAGATGCTCAGTCTGGAGAATCAAAAGGGCAAAAAGAATGGGAAGATATGAAGGCTAGAGTATTTAGTCAAGGCAAAGCAAAAGACGGTAATGACATTCTGGCTCTTCAAGGACAAAATGCCAGAAGTGCAGGGTTTGGCATCGGCTATGGTCTAGACTACGAAGATTTAACAAAATAAAGTAATAAAAAATAAATTCTAACATGCTATAATTGACATAACCTATAGGAGGAAATAATGACAACAACTACGTATGAGGAAAGCACTCTTACATTGATTGATGGCACAAAGGTTACAGTACGTCCTCTAAAAATTTCTCTACTTCGTCCATTTATGAAGAAGTTTGAGGGTGTGGGAGCAGTGGCGGAAGATAACGGCAAGTCTATGGACATTCTTATGGAGTGTGTGCAGATTGCAATGAAACAGTACAAGCCAGAACTCTCAGAAGACGTAAAAAAACTAGAGGAGAATATTGATCTCCCAACTGTTTACAAGATCGTAGAAGCAGCATCAGGTATTAAACTTGCTGAAGTTTCAGACGTTCTTGGCGTAACTATGGCTGAATAATTAAAAGAGGTGTGAAACTAAATGGCTGATGTTAATGCTAATATTGACATTAATATTGATTCGTCTAATGCATTATCACAGTTAAAAGCATTACAACGTCAGATATCGCAGTTTCACACCTCAATAGCCAAATCAAGTGAGGCAGCAGCCCTTGCTCAAAAAGGTCTACAAAAAAATCTTTTAAATAGTATTAACTCTATTGGTGCGTTCAGCGCCGAAATGCGAACAGTTAAAACATCTGCAGAAGCATTTACTAATTCTCTAGAAACAAACAAATTTTCAATGCGTGAATACTTCCGCTATGCGGGAGCATCTACAAAAACATTTGGTAAATTATTTAAATCAGAGTTTGACACAATTGGCAAGGTAGCCGAAGAAAGAGTTAAGAGACTACAGACCCAATACATTAAGATGGGTCGTGATACCAACGGTGCAATGAAGGCAATGTCTATCATGCCTACACAGTTGGATATGGGTGATTACAATACCAAGATTCAGATAGCAGCACAGAAACAAGCACTATTTAATCAATTAATGAAGCAAGGATCTACCAATCTATTAAACTTTGGTAAGAATACACAATGGGCTGGTCGTCAGTTAATGGTTGGTTTTACCTTGCCATTAATGCTTGTAGGCTCAACAGCAACAAAAACTTTTATGGAGATGGAAGCCCAGGCCCTTAGATTTAGAAAAGTTTATGGAGATTTATTTACACCACAATCTGAAACTAAAGAAGCACTAGCAAACATTACAGAACTAGGAAAACAGTTTACAAAGTATGGCGTTTCTGTTTCTCAAACAGTTGGTTTGGCAGCAGAGGCTGCAGCAGCAGGTTTTCAAGGTTTAGATTTACAACGTCAAACAGCACAAGCCACACGTCTTTCTATTCTTGGTCAAGTTGAAAGTCAAAAGGCTCTTGAAACAACTATATCATTGCAAAATGCTTTTGGTATGTCATCCGACAAACTTGCAGAATCAATTGATTTTCTTAACGCAGTAGAAAACCAAACAGTTGTATCTCTTGACGATATTACTACTGCAATTCCAAAGGTAGCACCAGTTATTCAGCAACTAGGTGGAGATGTAAAAGATTTAACATTCTTTATGGCTGCTATGAAAGAAGGCGGAATTAATGCATCAGAAGGTGCAAACGCACTTAAGTCTGGTCTTGCAGCATTGATTAATCCAACTAAAAAAGCATCTGACATGCTTGCAGGGTTTGGAATTAATGCAACTGCAATTGTTGAAAAAAATAAGGGTAACTTAAAAGCAACAGTTGTAGAATTTGCTACTGCCTTAAATGCTTTAGATCCACTTGCTAGAGCAAGAGCAATTGAGCAAATGTTTGGTAAATTCCAATTTGCTCGTCTATCAACATTATTTGCTAACGTAGCCAAGGATGGTAATCAGGCTGCTCGTGTTCTTGCTTTAGCAAATTCATCAGTAGAAGAATTATCAGCACTGTCTGAACAAGAATTAGGAATGACTGCAGACTCTGCAATGAATAAATTTAAAAAGAGTGTTGAAGATCTTAAGTTTGCCCTTGTTCCAGTGGGAGAGGCTTTCTTGCAAGCACTTACACCAATCGTTGAATTTGTTGGTGGAATTCTTGAAAAGTTTGGCAATCTTTCAGACGGAACTAAAAAGTTAATTACATTATTAACAGTAGGACTTGGTGCCGTTGGTCCTGTATTGCTTATGACGTTTGGTTTGCTTGCAAACGGTATTGCAAATATTATCAAATTATTTTTAACATTACGTGGGGGATATCAAAGATTAACTGGTCAGTCACAAATGCTAGGGGAACAAACCCAGTATATGACCATGGAGCAATTAGATGCAGCAGCAGCAGCACACTCACTTAATCAAACACACGCAAATTTAACACAAACATTTACTGCTGAAGTAGCCCAAATAAATAAACTTATAGCAGCATATAACTCAGCAGCAGGGGCAGCAAGAAACTTTTCAATAAATAATCCTGGAATGATGATGCCAGGACGAGGTGCTAAAAAGTTTGCAAGTGGTGTTGTTTCAGTACCAGGCCCAAAGGGAGCAGGCGATGTAGTTCCAGCAATGCTATCTCCAGGAGAAGCAGTTATTCCAACAGACATGGCAAAGAAGTATGCACCATTAATTAATGCAATGATTGCAAATAATATTCCTGGATATCAGGTTGGTAAAGGATTTAAGAATGCAACAATGTTTTTGCCAGAATCAATTAACACACTTATGGGTCAGTCAAGTGGAAAAGGAATTGCAACTGGAGATGTTTCTAAATATTTAGGTCAAGCAGGTGGATCGTCAATGGCACCACTAGTTGCTGTTATTGCAAGAGAAATTAAGGTTGGTCTTAATAACCCTAAATTTAAACAAGAGTGGTCTACGATAGCAAGTCTTTTTGCACAAACTGCAACTGATGCATTAAATCAATCTGGAAAGCAGTTTATTAAAGATGCAGATCTTGAAGAAATAGTTGTACCAGCACTTCGTGATGCAGCAAAGGGAATACAGATTGCTGGAAAAGATATTGATGTTGCACTTGAAAATGCTATTAGTCAAATTAGAACAGTCGGTCCAGTAGGTGTAGGGTCTGGATCTTTGGGCGGAATTGGAAGAACAACTTTTGCAGGATCATACAGAGGAGCAAGAACTGCAGCACAAAAATTTGCTTCAGAAGAAAATCCATCAGTATTTAAACAAACAGAGCGACTATCTCAAAGCAGAGGAAAAACTGTTAGGTCATTCCAAACACTAAATCCAATGTTAGACAAATGGGAAGTTGCAACAATGTCCCACATTACAACATCAGTTACTGCAAGTGCAGAAGAATTAACAAAAAAGATGACTCCATATCTTGGAGATGTTGGAGAAAAAATAACCAAGGCAATTACAAAAAATATTTCAGATGGAGCAATTCAAGAAGCAAGAGCAGTACAACAGCCTTTTGCAAACTCACCGCAATTCCAGTCAAAGATAGACTTAACTGGATCACCAGCGTCTTCTGCTAGAAGTGGAGCAAACTATAGAAGAACCCATAATCTTATTATGGAAAGGATTCAAAGAGATTCAGAATTAACGGCACAGAAGGCAATAGACGCAACTGCAAAAGGTGCAGGTACGGCATCTCCATCAAAGAAAACAATTCCAATTGGCGAAGACATTGCTCGTGGTCTTGAAGTTGGAATGGAAAATAGGCAAGATGATGTTGCATTAGCAGGTTCTCAATTAGGTCAGGCTGCTACAGGTGGAACTGGCAGGGGATCTAGAAGAGTCGCATCTAGACCACAAGGCGCACCAGGATTTATAGCAGGTAACGCACCTCAATCAGGAGTTAACCTAAACGATGTAGTAGCAAAAGCAAGAATGAACAGAGAAACACTTTTATCAATACAACAGCAAAAACGTATGGCAGTAATGAATCAAAGAATGGATAGACTAAATAGAGGTTTTATGTCTGGCACTTTTGCATTATCTGCCTTATCAGGTGTGGCTTCAATGGCTGGCGGAAATCTAGGAAAATTCTCTGAAATACTGTTTCAAATAACTGGACCACTTTTTGCATTATCATCTATTTTACAATTATTCACTGGTAAAAAAATTGTAAGTATTTTTGCAGCACTTGGTGGACTTAAATTAGGACTTGTTGTTGCTGGCATAACTGCTTTAGGTATTGGAATTAAACTAACTAACGATGCAAGACAAAGAGAATTAAATTATATTAACGGCCTTTCAAATGCAATGAAAACTACTACAGAGCAAGTCAAAACACTGGGTGATTTTTTTGGAGTAGTCCCTACAAAACTTCCATTTGAAAATAGAAATAGGGAAATTGTTGCAAAAGATACAAGAAGTGCAAGAGACAGACTAAGAGCAGATGAATCATTTAAAAAACAGTTTGCTCCAACTATCAAAACGTTATCTGAATCTACTGCAGAAGAAGCACAATTAGCATTTACATCTTTAGCCCTTAATCTTAAGGCACAAGGTTTTGCTAGTGAGCAGGTTCAAACAATCATTGATGCTCTTCGTGAAGAAGCAGGTAAAACTGATGTTAAGTTAGATGTTAAATCACTTAATTTCTCACCAGAGTCAATAAAAGGATTGCAAGATCAAATAGCAGGATTACTTGTTAAATTTAGTAAAGATTTTACAATTAAGCCAACTGCAGGTCAAAAGTTTTTAGGTGGTTTCTTTACTAAGTTATTGGGAGGAACTCCAGAAGTTATGGAGATGACCAATCAAACTAAAAAATCTCTTTCCGAGTTAACTACATTTATTACAGAAACATCAAACTCCGCTGCTGGAATGTTTAGGCTTGGACTTATTAGTGGAGAGCAGTTTGAGTCAACCTTGCTTTCAACTCTTAATACTATGGATGGTCTTAATGAATCAGCAAAAAGAGTTGCACTAATAGAAATATTTAAAAAACTAGATGTTAATGCAGCCCCATTCTTAAAAAATCTTCAATCAGCAAAACAGCAGATGATGTTGATTGCCCTACTAAGTTCTGGCGTATTAGGAAAAGACAGTTCAATCCTTAAAGCCCTATCATCAAAAGATGCAAAAACAAGAGGTAGAGGAATAAATTCATTAACAAGAGCATACAACAATCTTTTTGGAGCAATAAATAAAGTAAATGAAGAAGATGCAAAAGGTGGCGGTAGCGGTGGCGGTGGTGGTGGTCAAGCAAAACCAAATGCACTTAAAGAAAAAATTATAGCAATTCAAAATCAAACCAAAGCCTACATCATTCTTCGTAATGCAAAAATTGATGAAGCAACTGCAACAGAATTATCAAATGACGCAGAAATAGCGTCTCTAATTATTGCAAATAGCAAGGGTAAGTCGTTAGAGCAAATCATTAAACTAGTTAATCAATATAAGGCAGCACTAAAAGGACAAGCAGATGCTGAATTAAAATATATGGAAAAACCAAATTTGTTTAAAAAACAGTTAGAAAGATATCAGGCACAGGCAGATCTTAGAGATAAAATAATTGATATTCAATTTGAATCTAAAATAAAAAAAGAAAATGATGCCTTAAAAACTCAAGAACAAAATTTACAAAAAGTTAATGATGAAATTCAAAAAATTACAGATTCTCAAATTAAACCAATACAAGATATAATTGATGCAAATAACTTTACTCTTGAATCAATATCTTTACAAGAAGATGCAATTAATGAAAAATATAATACACAGATAGAGGCTTTAGATAAAATTGCAACCATTAATCAAGATATTGCAAATATTCAAAAGCAGAGACTTTCTATTGCTGATGCACTTACTCGTGGAGATATATCTGCTGCTGCACAACTTGCTCAAGAAGCAAGAGCAGAAAATGCATCATCTGCCGCAACTGGACAAAAAGAGGCTTTAACAAATACTCGTGATGCTCAAATCAAAGCACTTGGAAGAGTTGCAATTGAAAAACAAAATAAAGAACTTCAATTACAAATTAACACAATTGAAAGAGGATCGCTGTTAACTCTGCAACAAAAGAAAGACACAATTGAAAGTACAATTGATTCAACTAATAGAAATATCCAAGCATTAAACTCTGAAGTTGATGGATTAAAAGATGCTGCTTTGTATGCTGGAAAAACCAAGTCAGAGATTGATAGCCTTGCTGGACTTATTGACGCAGCAGAAAAAGCAGGAATACCTTTTAATGATTTACTTTTGAGTCAAGCAGGATCTGCTGCAGCACTTGCAAAATCACTTTCAGATGCTGTTACTGCTCAAACCAATCTAGCGTCTTTATCAAGCCTTGTATCAGGTGCAGGTGCAGCAACAGGTGCGAAAACAGTTGCATCAACAGTTGCAGCAACTGGTGTAGGAGCAACAACTGGTGCAAAAACAGGTTCAACTGTGACAGTTAAATCTGGAAATACTTTAAGTGGAATTGCAGCAACAGCAGGAGTAAAACTTGCAGATGTAATAAATGCCAACCCACAAATTTCAAATCCAAACTTAATTAGACCAGGTCAAGTAATTAAAATACCAGGGAAAATGTATGGTGGTTCAATTTCAAAATACATGGCATTTGGCGGTAGAGCAATGGGATCTGATACCGTACCAACAATGTTAACTCCTGGAGAGTTTGTAATGAATAAAGCAGCATCAAAGGCATATGGACCATTACTTGAAAGAATAAATGAATCTAAATATCCTGGAATGCTTGGTGATAGTGGTACAGCGCAAGTTCCAGTAAACAATATTTCAACATCCGTAAGTGATAACTCAACGGCAGTGTATAATTATAATTTAGGATTCAGTATTAATGGTTCTAATGGAAATGCCAAAGATATTGCCAATGCGGTAATGAGAGAAATAAAAAATGTTGATTCACAAAGAATTAGAGGACAGAGGCGATAATGGCTACTAGTGCTTATTTAACGGGTAGACGCAGGTACACCAGACCACAGGGTATCTTATGGTCAAACAACGCTGGAACCCTCTCTAATGGCCTATACGTGCCTACTGGGGTAGAGGTAGGGGCCTCCACAACAGAAACAGATCCAAACCTACTAGATCAATTTATTATTTTATCTGATCATAATAGAGGGGATATGCAATTTAATACCCAGCGAATTGAGCAACGTCAAAGAACTATAAATGGTCGCATGCGTTCATATCATATTGCAGATAAGTTAACTATGTCCGTGTCTTGGAACATGCTGCCTTCACGAGGGTATTCAGGATTACCTAACTTTAACTCAACAACAGGAGTATCACCAAGTGAAGGATCTACAACAGAGTACACAGCAGATGGTGGTGCAGGTGGAGTAGAACTTCTTGATTGGTATGAAACACATCAAGGTCCATTCTTTATGTACCTTGCTTATGATAAATATACAAATCTAGAAGGACAAAATTATGAATATTCTGGTTTAAACAGATATAATCAAATTATTGAAGTTTATTTTGCAGATTTTAATTATTCAGTCGTAAAACGTGGTGCAACAAATCACGATCTTTGGAACATATCGGCAACACTGGAAGAAGTTTAAATGTTTGAAAGTGCCGACCTAAAAAACCACTTTGAGACATCTGCAACAATACAGACAGAGTCATTGGTTCTGGCTGAGTGGAACATGAATATGCCAGATAATATATTTAAACTTGGCAATTACAGATATAGATCTCAAGAACAAAATTCTCAATTCTTAACACTACCCAATACATTTGATAGCGCAGATGCTGGACTATTTTATACTGGAGCAACAGATGCAGATGTTGTTGTTGATGGAGGGTTTGAAAATGATGGAACACCACAAACTTTTAAATCTATAAAAGAAAAAAATAAACTTTTATACTCATTAGAAGATTGCATAAAGCCATTTAGACCTAGATCTGGTATTAATAAAGCAGTTGCTTTTAAGGGTAAGTTCTTATCAAACTCTGGTAGTGATCTTGCTAGAAGGCCAAGATATTACATGGCATCACGCTATGACCAATTTAAATACTTTACGTCTTTTAGAACTGAAAATGGTATTGAAAGAGGTATTGCTAAAAACATAGTTAATGGTAATTACTATATAGATGATACTGCCCCATTTGTAGTTTATAAAGAAAATGTACCAGCAAACAGGATCATTGTAAAAATGCAGACTAATGTTGGAGATATAAATCTAGGAGACTTTACTGATATTTCTAGAACTTTTGCTGATCCTTTTTTTGGTAACGCAAACAAAACAACCCCAACAAGATGGAAAGTTCAATATCTTGAAGAAAATAATTGGGTAGATGCTTATGTATTTAATGAAAATGATGTGCGTGAAGATGGATCTCCAGTTATTACTCATGACGGGTATGTTGAATTACAGTATAGATTGAAAAATATTCCAGATAATTTTAAGGACAGTTTTGTTTTTGCAGAAACTTTTTCTTCATCTACGCTACTACCAAACGAATCAATAAACGGGTATGCATATTTAGTTATTTCAAATGCAGGAAGTGTTGGAACTTATTATGTTTGGAACAGCACCACTGACACATATGACACATTTACTCCCGTTTATGGTTGGGTATTAGGAAGTGAGCAAATTGACAATAAGACAACTTTTGTTACAGACCTAACAAGTCCATCATCATTTCAAGAAACAACAAATGGGCAAACCATTTATAGAGAGTTTCAAAATATTCGTGGACTAAGAATCGTAGTAGAAAAAATGAATAAATTTGATTCTACTTTTGATTTAATTGAAATGTCTCCAAGATTAGTTGCTAATATATCTGATAAAACGATAGAGTATAGTGTTAAAAAAATTCTTTCTGATCTTGGCACATCTGCTTTGCCAGTAGGACAATTACTTGCTTCAACTGGAAGCATATCTTTATTTGATGATGACCAAGCCTTTAATAGCAATAACATAACTAGCATAGTTAGTGATTATGTTGATAAAAATATTAAATTTAATTTTTATGAAAAAATATTAAATGTAAGTGGATTTGACTATTGGGTTCCGATTAAAACACTTTATTCTGATGGATTTCCACAAGCAACCGTTACTGCTGGTACATTAGAAATATCTTTAAGAGACTTCTATTTCTTTTTAGAATCTATGCCTGCACCTAGAATGTTGGTAACAGAAATATCGCTTAGTTATGCAATTAGTTTAATTCTTGATTATATTGGATTTAGCAATTATGCATTTTATAGAACAACAAACGAACCAGACCCAATCATCCCATATTTTTTTATTGCTCCAGATCAAACGGTAGCAGAAGTGTTAAATCAAATTGCAGTGTCTACACAAACAGCAATGTTTTTTGATGAATACAACAACTTTATTGTAATGAGCAAAAACTATATACTTCCAGATATAGATGATAGAACTTCCAACATGACTTTGTCTGGATCTAATAATCAATCTGTTAGCGGCATTATTGAAAATTTATCGTCTGGAACGCTTCCAAATATTATTTCAATTGCATCTGAAGATAAAAAAGTTTATAATAATGGAAAGATTAATTATACAACTAGGTATATTCAAAGATCATACGGTTCTATTCGTCAAGCAAGTATGATTGATATAGATAAAACTTGGATTTATAAACCAGCACTTTTATGGGAAGTATCTGGAACGGACTCAACTAAAACAATTAATGAGGTTGCGTCCAAACAGGGTAAATATGTTTTAGGAGCAATGCCATTAAATTCTGAACTTACTATATCTCCACCAAGTGTTGTTAATCGTAAAATAGTAAATAATGTTTTTGATCTTGGGGAAAACGTTTATTGGCTTACAAGATATCAAGGATACTTTTATTCTAATGGAGAAGTTATTAGATATGATGCTGCACAGTTTAATGTTACCCTTGCAATTTGGTATCCAATATTATCAGACGGCATAAATTTAGATGAATCCAAACCAGAAATTGTTTTACCTGGGAGATTGGCACCAACAAGCGTTATTGATAATCTAGACAAAAGAGTTGCAAATGGAGAAATTACAGAAGCACAAAAGGGTGAACAAATTCAGGCATGGAGAGTTTTACATAGACAGGGAAGTAGCAATGTATGGATTACCAATAATCAAGAGTATCAAAACTTTTTTAGATCTTTGCCGTTTAATGGAAAAATATACCCAACTGGTCTTGTAAGAATTTACACAGTTCCATTTTATGAAGACATTGATGGTGTCACTCGTTTACAGAATGGCGCAGTTTATGAACATGGACGTGCTCAATTTGGAACAACAATAACAAGTCATACTGCTGGAATAGACACTTATTGGTCAAACAATGCCTATGTTAGAGGTTGTGACATGGAAACCCAGTATTTATTTACAACCACTTTGCTTGAAGATATTTCTTTGCCAGCAACTGCAATTGGAGCAGCAGGAGTTAATAACTCTAAAGCGCAGCAGACATCAAGAGGCGGAACAATTAAAAACTTTATGTCTTCAAGTTATACAACGGAGACCCCAGTTAACTCAACTATATCTCCTAAAACTGGAACAATTCAGTCATCAGCGCTAGTAATGAATGGTCCAACTTTTGGAACAACTGAAACTCCAATTGATTTAGTTTCTTATGTTTACAAGGAATTAGATAATTCTTATAAACATTTTGGAACAAGAATGCGTATTATTGGAAAGATTGAAAATAATGAACGTCGTAGTCAAACGCCAAATGGAAGCACAACTTATTACCAGGTTGCTGGAGTTCAACCAGATCAAAACGTAAGTATTGGTGGTGGCTCAGGAGGTCTTGCAGTATTGCTTAATCCAACTACTAACAATGGATATTATTTTGAAATTGCTGCATTGACAGAAGACAACATAGAGTCGTATTTAAAATTAGATAAAAATAATAAATCAGAAATTTCTATTAACAATGTTGTTTTTTATAAAATTAAAAAAGATGCGTCTAACAACAATGCAATTCCTATAAAACTTTATGGTGGTCTAGCAAAAATTACAGTTGACGATGGCAGGTTTACTGGGCAGTATAGAATGGCTGGTGAAGAAAATCCAACGGTATATGATTTATCCGTAGAGTATCAAGACATAGGTAAAATAAGAAGGTTCTATCTATACATCAATAATCAATTAATTAAAGTTGTAGATGATACAGACCCACTTCCAATATACAACAATATGGCTCCATTTGTTCGTGGTTCATCCAGAGTTATGTTTGAAAATATTTATGCTTTGTCACAAAACTATTCTCAAAATAGCGTTTTTACAGTTGGAGAAACCTTATCTTCTGCTTTTGGAGATAATGAAATAAGTGCTAGCGAATCTTTAAGAAAATATGCAATGAGCGGTATGGTTCAAGCAACGTACCTATCTGGAATTAGTGCCCAGCAACCACCCAAATACAATTTATATTTTGATGAATTTGGTTCAATAATGAGGGAGTGTGCTTATTTTGATGTTAAGTATGACCGTGCATATCCAGCACTTTACGCTAAGTTATCACCAACATTTAATAATATCAAAGGATATGTCTCATCTGGTTTTTATGCAGACTCATACGGGGCTGAATTTTTAATATTTAATGCTACAGATACAGCATTAAATCTTGACGAAACAAGCGGAAATTATCTAAGAATTCAAGGCGTTACATTTACACAAGACACCACCCATGAATTAACAGTTGACGAATACTTTAAAAAACGTAGCAATTTTTCCAACCCACTGCTAACTGGATCCTCTCAAATTGTTTCTCCGCAAGTTGAAAAACAAAGGTTTGATGAAATTAAAAGAAGCAGAATGATTTATGGAAACAACGAGTTTACTTTAGACACTCCATATATACAAACCCAAGATGATGCAGAAAATTTAATGGGCTGGATTATAGACAAACTTATGGTTCCTAAAAAATCAATTGGTTTAAAAATATTTGCAACTCCAACAATTCAACTTGGAGATATAGTAACAATTAATTATAAAGATTCTAATAACTTAGATTTAGTTACTTCAACCAACTCTAGATTTATAGTTTATAATATTGAGTATGCAAGAAAAATAAATGGTCCAGATATGACTCTTTATTTGGCGGAGGTATAAAATGCCAATAGATCCAGAAACCAGAAGAGAAAATAATCGTGCTCAAATTGCTAAAGACTTAGCAAAACAATCTGCAAAAAAAGAACCTGAGTTTACTGGTCCTGCAAAATATAGTCCATTTGTTGAAACCTTAAAGGCTGTTAATCCTTCAGGCATTGTTAGTCCAGCAAAATCAAATGGGTTGTTCATTGGGCCTATTCCTATGGGAACTACTCGTACTGCAACTGGATACGTACCAGAAGTAGCATCAGGATCAAAATACTCTCCAGGGGATTTTAGAAAAGCAGAAGAAAAGTCTAACGAATCATTTTATCAAGAACAAATTAAAGATACACCAATTTTTAGTGCAGGATCATTTAGCCTTACTGTAAGTCCAACACCGCCAACCCCAACTTTACCAGCCCCAGTCTTACCACCACCACCACCAGTTAAAACTGCAACTTTGGATATTATATTATTTGATGAAGAATCTATTCCCACAGACGGAATGTTTGATCAAATATTTGAAAATATCGGTGGCCAAGAATTAATTAGTATAACAAGGTCTGACATTGTTAATGGACAAAAAATATCATATCAGCCAATAAAAAATCTTTCAGCCATTCAACAAAGGTATAATCCAAACAATATTCTTAGCCTACAACAAACCGCAGACAAGTTCTTTGCTGGATTTTCAATTAAACTAGAAGACAAAATTCCAGAAACTGGAAACGGAATTAATGGAGAAAACGTATATCTTAATTCAGCAGGAGACTTAATTATTGAGTTTATTAACATAAATGCTGATGAACAAATAGAGACACAGATTAGCGTAAGTGGTACAATATATGAAGCAGATCTTGGAGACTATACCTCATGATAACCAATACTGGTAAATCTATTATTGCAAAGTATTTACTTGGACAGGCCCCTGCCTATGCCTCTTATATTGCTATTGGTTGTGGTGCTACCCCACTAGATACCGCCGATGAAATTGGAGATTATTCAACAAAGACAAATCTAGATTTTGAAATGTTTCGTGTTCCAATATCATCTAGAGGTTTTGTAAACGAAGACGGTGTAGATAAAATTGTTTTAACGGCAGAACTGCCAACAGAAGAAAGATACGAAATATCTGAAATTGGAATATATTCCGCAGGATCTAACCCGTCTGCTGGAGCATATGATAGCAAAACAGTATTTGCTTTCACACAAACAGAAAACTGGCAATATGTAACAGCAGCAGCAGCGGTGGCAATTGACACAGAGTCTGCTGCGCTAGATGCTCCAATTTATGACAACATTATTGCTGTAACAGATCCAGTATTTCAGACAAACGCAGATAATCCAATATTTTTTAAATCACCAAGAGTTGCAAGATATGAAAGACCAAGATTTTTAAATAATGTAATTATGATAAAAGGCAATGAGGCTGATCTTGATATTGAATCTGACAGTGGTCCGACACAAGATACTTTTGCAATAGGTGCGGGATCAAACTATATTAGATTAAGCGGTACAACAGTTGATTTTACAAAAAATTCTCCAACAGATCAATTAAGATTAGCATTCTCAATCGTAAACAGAGATGGAACGTATGGGGCGGGAACTCAACCAGAAAGAGCAAGAGTTTTAGTTTCATTTGAAAATACAAGTGGAACAGAGTTTGCAAGACTTGAAGCAGAAGTTGCTGACGATAGTAGTGGCGGACAATACGATTTTGCTACAGAAAGATATTTTGTTGTAACAAAACAACTTCAACAACTATATAGAACATCTGGATTTGATTGGAATGATGTTTCTGTAGTTAAGGTGTACGCATGCGTTATTGATGGAGTCAACCCTTCTGGTAATTATTATGTAGCCTTAGATGCTTTAAAATTAGAAAATGTTTCTACAGTAAACCCACTCTACGGACTAACAGGATATTCAGTAATTCAAACTGTAGGCGCAACAACAGTAGTTAAAAGTCCTAATACTAGTAACTATGTTGAATTTAGATTTTCAGTAGATCTTTCTAGCGGAAACAATTCATAATGGCTGACGCAGGAATTAAAAAAATTATAATTAGAAAAGCATCTCTGCCAGCATTAGACTCTGACAAGATTGGATACGTTTTTAGATACAGAATTGTTTCTGAAGATAAAAACAGAACTTCTCAATGGTCTCCAGTAAATATTGTGCTGGATAACTCAATTACTAGTGTTTCTGGTTCTTTACAAGTTGGAGAAAACACAGTAAGTGCAGTTTGGGGTGATGAATTAAATAGACCAAAATATGATGTTTTTGTTGGATTTGATGGGGCTACACCAACCTACCATGGAACAACACCAATTCACTCATATGAATTTATTAAAACTGGAACCACAAATGTACGTGTAATTATTCAAATTGAGTCGTCAAAAAAACAATTAAACCAGGCTCTTCAAATTTATAATTCAGGATCTACATCTATAGTTTTACCAGAATCTGTCATTATTGAAGGTTTGGAAAATGTAGAAAATTCTATAATACTTGCCTTAATGGGTGCAATTTGACATGTTATAATATAAATATAGGAGAAAAAAATGGCTAAAGTACCACTACCAGAAAGAGGGCAACCTCTTGATGTTACATATTTATATCAATTAATTGAGGCTGTAAACGACCTCTCTACAAATGTTGCCTCTAAACAAACAAGTAAAACAATTATTGATACCGCAAGTGCGGGTAAAGCAGAGGTACAAACCTCTAATACAAGAATAGTAGGCGGTTTGGTTGAAGTTGCAAACAACTCTACAGTTTCGGCGGGAAACGAAAGAACATTTACCTATGACTTTAAAGACTTTAAATATCCACCAATAGTATCAGCAACTCCAGTAAACACTGGACAAACACCAGCAGGACAAAACGTAAATATTGTTTTAAAGAGCGTTACAGAAACAAGAGTAGAGGGTGTTGTAAGGTTCGGCGCTTCTGGCGATTTATCTTTGTCAGTACATTTAGTTATTGTTGGTATCCCAAATTAAAGATAAAATTAATGATTCATTGTAAAAAATGCAAAGGTAGAACTTTTGTTGATAGACAGTATAGCAGTGCTCAGCACATAGAGACATCCTGTATGGTATGTGGTATGAGAAAGTTTTTTCATCCACCAACAGAAAGTGAAGAAGGAAGATGGTTACTAGCAAAGGAATTATCCAGAGCGAAATCTACAATAACGAAACTGTAATAAAAGGAAATAAAAAAATATGGTTTCTTAATGGAGATTTAGTAAGATTACACCATAGTTCAAGATCTACTGGAATGGTTTCTGTTTATAATATCACTAAAGATAGAATTGAAACTTGCTTACGATCTGACTTTAGAAAAAATAGAGAACGTGCATATACTGTAACTGAGACTGCTAAATTAATTAATCGTCATAGAAAATATATGCCTAAATTAATGAAGACTGGAGTGATACCAAAACCAGTTGGAGCAAGGCTAAACGGACAAAGAGGTTGGCAAATTAGGTCCTATTATTCAGAAAGCATGGTGAGGGACATACGTGCTATACTGTCTACTATACATATAGGACAACCAAGAAAAGATGGACTTATAACAAATAATATGACTCCTACAAGCCAAGAGTTGACACGGCGAATGGGGGACGGTATACTTACATATACAAAGACAGAAGATGGAAGATTTATTCCTGTTTGGGCAGAAAACATTTAATAATAGAAACGGTGGGGTAATGGAAAACGAAAATACAAAAGTATCAGTAGCACTTGGATATACACTTAATTTAGGTAATTTTCAGTCATTAAGGTTTGATTTTAACGTTACAGATAATGCACGAAATGGTGAAACAGTAGACCAGGCTTTTAGTCGTGTATATAAGTTTGTAGAAGATAAGTTAACGGAAAAAGTCAAAGAAGCCGAAACAGAGGCTGACAGTAGCAACTAATGGCTGAACGCAAAGACCGTATGGCTTTGCTAAGTAGATATAACAAGTTCCATCTACAAAGATATGAAGCCAAAAGTAACATGAATCTTAACGTTGAGCAATGGGCCTCCGATGCCCTTGTTGAGTCTTATGGTATTTCTCAATGCTATGATTTATTAGATTATTATTTTAAAATAGCAGAAAATCCTACTTGGAATTATTTTGCATACAATGCAGAGAAAATTCTTAATGGTAAACTAGAAGTAGAACAAGACATTAAAGAACGAGAAGAGCGAAGAAAATTAGCAAGGAGGTGGATTAGTGAATAATACAGAAGCAAAATTAATAACTGCAGTATTAAACGATAAACAAGTCCACGTATTACTTCAAGCAAATGTTGACAACCTTTTAAGAACTCACAATGATGTGTGGGATTTTATTAGATTATACTCAGAAAACAATCAATCAGTTCCACCAGTATCACTAGTTGTAGAAAAATTTAGAGACTTTGTGCCAGTAGAGGGTGTTGGTGCAACCAAGCATCACCTTGAAGAATTACAAACAGAATATTTAAATGATAGCCTTAAAGATATCTTACGCAATGCAGCATCTGAGGTTCAAAGCGGTAATGGTAACAATGCTCTTGAACATTTAATTACTAAGACTTCAGAACTTAAAAAAAATACTGCTGCAATAAGAGATATTGAAGTTACAGACCTTGACTCTGCAGTTGCTTATTTTGAAAATGTAAAGAAAATGCAAGATCTAGGACAGGTTGGAATTAAAACTGGCTTACCAGGTTTTGATAACTACCTACCTTCTGGAATTATGCCAGGGCAACTAGGGGTCTTTCTTGCATATCCAGGTATTGGAAAGTCTTGGTTGGCCCTGTACTTCGCTGTGCAGGCCTGGAAACAGGGTCGTAGTCCACTTGTCATAAGTCTTGAAATGTCTGAAACGGAAGTTCGTAACCGTGTATTTGCAATTATGGGTGAGGGATTGTGGTCTCATCGCAAACTTAGTAACGGCGAAGTAGAAATTGATATGCTTAAAAAGTGGCATGCCGATAAATTACAAGGTAAGCCAGAGTTTCACATCATCTCTAATGATAGTGGTGGAGAGGTAACTCCTTCAGTTATACGTGGAAAGATTGATCAATATAAACCAGACTTTGTTGTAGTTGATTATTTACAACTAATGTCACCAAATCAAAAAGCCGATAGCGAGACGGTACGCATGAAGAACCTTTCACGAGAACTTAAATTAATGTCTATTAGTGAAGAAGTTCCTATTATTGCTATCTCATCTGCTACACCAGATGATGTTAAAGATCTGTCAAGTGCCCCAACTCTTGGACAAACTGCTTGGTCAAGACAAATTGCTTATGATGCTGATTGGGTAATGGCTTTAGGTCGTGCTACCAATAGTGACATTATTGAGTGTGTGTTTAGAAAAAATAGAAATGGTTTTATGGGGGACTTTTTAGTTCAAGTAGATTTTGATAGAGGATACTATCGTTACAAGGATTATGAGGATAAAAATGGTTAAAGATTCTTATACTGCAGAACAAGTTAATCGTGTGCTAACTGGTGCTGGCATTGATATTGAGGCTGAGTATGGAACAGACTATATTATATTTTGTCCGTATCACAACAACAATAGAACCCCTGCTGGCGAAGTATCAAAAGAGCATGGATTGTTTTTTTGTTTTGGATGTCAAACGACAAAGACTCTTGTTGAGTTTGTAATGTATGTATCTAATAGAACCTACTTTGAGGCAATAAGATATATTAAAAGTAAAGAGCAAGAAACTAGCATTGAGACATCAGTCAACAAAGCCTTAATAGATAAACCAGAATTTGTCCAGTATGACGAACTATTAATTAAAAGATTAAATAATAATGCATTAGAGTCTCCAAGAGCAATTAGGTATTATGAAGGTAGAAAAATAACTAAAGACTCAATGATAAAATTTAATCTTGGTTATTCAGAAAAACAAGATTCCGTAACAATTCCAATACATTCTCCAGACGGCATTTGTATTGGATTTGTTGCTAGAACAGTTGAAGGTAAAGAATTTAAAAATACCCCTGGATTGCCAAAAGGCAAGACATTATTTAACTTACATAGAATTAAGACTTCAAGTATTGTATATGTAGTAGAGTCTTCATTTGATGCAATTAGACTAGATCAAGTAGGATTCCCTGCGGTTGCTACGCTTGGGGCTAATGTTTCTGCAGCACAGATAAAACTATTAGAAAAGTATTTTAATAGTATTGTTTTAATTGCAGATAACGATGATGCAGGAATAATAATGAGAGATAAGTTAATTCAAAGACTTGGACCTGTTGTTACTTCTGTGTACGTAGATAAAAAATATAAAGATATAGGCGACATGGATGATGATGCAATTAAAAAACTGGAGTTTCAGTTTGACAATTCTATCACTAGTATGTTAAAATAGAAAGAATGGTTATGAAAAAAGCAAAGTTTAGAAATCAATGGCTAAAGGCTTTAAAAACAATGAAGTATAAAAAGTATTGGAACAAGCCCAATACTGTAGAGTTTTTTGCTTTTATGACAAAGATTGCAATTATATTTCCAGGACTATTACTTGGAAAACAACTTTGGTGGCTTTATGTTTTTGCTTTAATTTCAAGTTTAGCATTAATTTGGTCATCAACCGTAAAAACATTGCCAACAATTATTTGGTTTAATATTTTATGGAGTTTACTTGCTATACTATCAATACTAAAACATTTTAATGTAATACTATAAAAACAAGGAGAAAAAATAATATGACTATTGTAAAGGGACTAAAGAACATTAATGCCCTAGTTGACAAGCCAAAGTATGATGAAAACTCTCCAAAGGTAAGATGGTTAAAACTTGCCGATGGACAGTCTGCAAAAATTAGGTTCGTTGAAGAACTTGATGAAGACTCTGCAAACTATAGTGCAGATCGTGGATTAGCACTTGTTGTTAAAGAACACACAAATCCAAAAGACTACAAGCGCAAGGCTGTAGATACTATGGAAACAGAAGGCCGTGACTGGGCTGAAGAAATGCACCGTAAAGATCCAAAGGCTGGCTGGAGAGCACGTCTTCGTTTTTATTGCAACGTACTTGTAGATGATGGCATTGAAGAGCCATACGTAGCCATTTGGTCAATGGGCGTAAGTAAGCAATCTGCATTTAATACTATTCGTGAGTATGCTCTTGAAACAGGAAGCATCTCAAACATTTCATGGAAGTTAAAGCGTAATGGTCAGGGTACTGAAACAAGTTACACACTTATTCCATCTGCACCAGACAAAGAACCATTTAACTGGGCAGCACTAAAACCATATCCTCTTGAGTTAGCATTAAAGAAAATTCCTTATGCTGAACAAGAGGCATTCTATTTGGGGTTTGATACTCCATCTGTAACTTCATCAACCAACACAGATTGGTAAGATGAACTACGTAGGCTTACATGTTCATACTCACTACTCCCTATTTGACGGCATAGCAACTCCACAAGAGTATGTAGACCGTGCTAGCAAGTTGGGTATGAACGCTCTTGCAATTACAGATCACGGTTCACTTTCTGGTCACAGAGAGTTTTACCGTTCTGCAAAAGAAAAGGGTATTAAGCCAATCCTTGGCCTAGAAGGATACATGTGTGCAGACATATCAGATAAAAGAGATAAGTCTGAAAGAACAGGTCAACAAGACCTTGTTTATAATCACATTATCCTTCTAGCCAAGAACCAAAAAGGTTTAGAAAATCTTAACAAGATTAGCGAAATAGCATGGACAGATGGATTCTTTAAAAAACCAAGATTTGATTTTGAAATTCTTCAAAAATACAAAGAAGGCATAATTGTAACATCTGCTTGTCCTAGCAGCGTTATTGTTAAAGCATTAGAAGAGCAAGAATTTGCACTTGCTAAAAAACACATTGAGTGGTTTAAGGATAACTTTGGTAGCGATTACTACATTGAAGTTATGCCACATAACACACCAGAAATAAATAAATATCTTATTGATCTTGCCGATGAATTTAATATTAAAGTCGTAGTTACGCCAGATTGTCATCACGCCGATGAATCACAAAAGCATATTCAAGAGTTTAAACTTTTAATGAATACTCACGCTAAAATACAAAAAGATACCACATATGCAAAATCTACAAAAATTAATTCCATGATGGAACGCCTTGACTATCTTTATGGAGAAGATCGTCAGATAACATTCAATAAATTTGACATTCATTTACTTTCCTATGAAGAAATTAAAACAGCAATGGAAAAACAAGGTATTGATAGAGAAGACATATACTCAAACACACTATTGCTAGCAGAGACAGTAGAAAACTATGACATTAAAGATGGTCTTGATTTGCTTCCAGTCCAGTATAAAAATCCAGACCAAGAGTTATCAAACTTAGCCTTTGCTGCTCTAGAAGAAAAAAGATTAAACTCTAACTGGCTTGGTAATGACATCTACGAACAAAGGCTTGATGAAGAGTTATTTATTATTAGAGATAAAAAATTTGCACCATATTTCTTAGTAGTTCAAAATATGATTTCTTGGGCAAAGAAAGAAGGAATTTTAGTTGGTCCAGGACGTGGTTCTTCTGCTGGCTCTTTGGTTTGTTATCTTCTAGGAATTACTGATATTGATCCAATAGAACATGGACTTTTGTTCTTCCGTTTTATTAATCCAGAACGTAATGACTTCCCTGATATTGATACAGATATTCAAGATACTCGTCGTGATGAAGTAAAGGATTATCTAGTTAGACAGTATAGGCACGTCGCATCTATTGCAACATTTCTTCAATTTAAAGACAAAGGTGTTGTGCGAGATGTTGCACGAGTTTTAGATATTCCACTTACAGATGTTAATAAGGTCTTAAAACTTGTTGATACTTGGGATGAATATTGCACATCTAAAACTACACTATCGTTTAGAGAAAAATATCCAGAAGTAGAGATTTATGGAGAACAGTTACGTGGTCGTATTAGAGGTACTGGCATTCATGCTGCTGGTGTGGTTACTAGTAAGAATCCAATATTTAGGTATGCGCCATTGGAGACTCGCTCTTCTCCTGGATCAGATGATCGTATTCCTGTGGTTGGTGTTGATATGGAAGAGGCTGAAAAAATTGGTCTTATTAAAATTGATGCGTTAGGTCTTAAAACTTTAAGTGTAGTTAAAGACTGTATTGACATGATTAAAACAAATCATTATAAAGATATTGATCTTTTATCTATTGATATGGCAGATCCAAAGGTATATGAAATGCTTTCAGACGGACACACAAAAGGTGTATTTCAGTGTGAAGCAACTCCATACACAAACCTTTTAGTAAAAATGGGAGTAAAGAATTTTAATGAGTTGGCAGCATCAAATGCTCTAGTTCGTCCAGGCGCCATGAATACTATTGGTAAAGATTATATTGCTCGTAAGCACGGTAAGCAAAATGTTTCTTATACCCACCAAATTATGAAAGAATTTACAGATGACACATATGGGTGTATTCTTTATCAGGAACAGGTTATGCAGGCTTGCGTTTATCTTGGTGGAATGACAATGGCAGAGGCTGACAAAGTTCGTAAGATTATTGGAAAGAAAAAAGATGCAAAAGAGTTCAATATATTTCAAGATAGGTTTGTTGCTGGGGCGAGTAAGTACATATCTCCTAACAAAGCCTTGGACCTTTGGCACGACTTTGAAGAGCATGCGGGATACTCGTTTAACAAGAGCCACGCAGTTGCTTACTCTACTCTCTCGTATTGGACGGCGTGGTTAAAATATTACTACCCGCTTGAATTTATGTTTGCCCTTCTCAAAAATGAAAAAGATAAAGATGGTAGAACAGAGTATCTGATTGAAGCAAAGCGTATGGGCATATCAGTTAAACTGCCACATATTAATGATTCAGATTTAGATTTTAAAATTGAGGGCAAGGGAATTCGTTTTGGATTAACTGGTATTAAGTTTATTTCAAATAACATTGCACAAAAATATATTGATGCAAGACCATTTAATAGTTATAAACAACTTGAGGAGTTTACGTTTACAAAAGGTAATGGAGTAAACAGTAGAGCCTTAAATGCACTAAGGTTAACTGGTGCTGCAACATTCTCTGATAATCCACGTAATGATGAAGATATTAAAGAAAATCTTTACGAATATTTAAATCTTCCAGAGTTTAACATTTCTATTCCATCTCACTATTATGCATTTATTCAATCAATTGAAGATTTTGAAGAAAAGGGATCTTTTATTTTAATGGGTATGGTTAAAGCAATTAAACGAGGAAAAGGTTGGTCACGAGTTGAAATTCTGGACAAAACTGGAAGTGTTGGTATATTTGATGAAGAGTCAACAACTATTGAGACGGGTCGTACTTACTTGGTTCTTGCTAATGATAACAGGATTGTTTCTGCAATTCCTGTTGATGAAATAAAAGGATCAACAAATGCACTTGTTAAGTTTTTGGGTTATAAGCAATTGCCTTATACAGAGGATGAGATGTTCGTTGTTTCATTTAAATCAAGAATAACGAAGGCTGGAAAAAAAATGGCTTCTTTAACCTTGGCAGATACTTCAAGAGATTTGCACTCAGTGACAGTATTTCCTACTGCATTTCCAAAAGCATACATGCACATTGAAGAAGGTAAGTCCTATAAATTTAGTTTTGGTAAAACCAAAGATGGCACGGTAATTATGGAGGATGTAAATGTCAGTTAATATACAAGATGTACTATCACAGTTAGACCCAAGAATTAGAAAGCGTCTTGGCACAGGAGAAGGAATTAACTTTGAGTATCAACCTACTCCAAGTTTTGGTTTAAATCGTGCACTAGGCGGGGGATTGCCATACGGTAGACAAGTACTTGTATGGGGAAGCAAATCATCGGCTAAGTCATCTATGTGTTTACAGATGATTGCTTTAGCGCAAGCAGAAGGCAAGGTTTGTGCATGGATTGATTCTGAAATGTCCTATTCAGAAGACTGGGCTAAACTGATGGGGGTAGATCCAACAAAATTAATTTACTCTCAAGCACGTACTATCAGCGACATGGTAGATGTTGGCGTTGGACTTATAAATGCTGGAGTTGATCTTATTGTTATTGACTCAATTACATCAATGCTTCCTGCAATATATTTTGAAAAAGATTCAGATGAAATGAAAGCACTTGAAAACACAAAGCAAATTGGTGCAGAGTCTAGAGACTTTAGCAATGCCTGGAAAATGCTTAACTATGCTAACAATAAAGTAAAGCCTACACTGCTTGTTCTTATTTCACAATCAAGAAATAATATTAACGCAATGTATACAAGCCAACAGCCTTCTGGTGGTCAAGCAACTAAATTTTATTCATCTTGTGTAATTAAGTTGTTTTCTTCTGAGTCAGAAAATCAAGCAATTAAGGGAAAGATTAAGGTTGGAGATAAATTAATTGAAGAAAAAATTGGTAGAAAAATTCGTTGGGAACTCCAATTCTCTAAAACCTCTCCAGGGTTCCAATCTGGTGAGTATGATTTTTATTTTAGAGGTGACAATGTTGGTATTGATGCAATAGGAGATTTAGTTGATACTGCAGAATCAATGGGTTTAGTTAATAGAACTGGCGCATGGTATCAGTTAGATGATGGAACAAAAGTACAAGGTCGTGATGGTTTTATTGCTCGTGTTAAAGAAGATTTAGATTTACAGGAACAACTTAAGAAAAAAATAATTGATGCCTGAGCAAAACTTTACTGTATATCCTGGAAAATGGCCCTGCAAAACTTGCCAAGAAGTTGTAACATCTTTAAGGTATTGGCCAGAAACTGGAAATGCAACATGGATGTGTACACAAAAACATGTTTCAAAAGTTAATCTATTGCCTCCAACAAAGAAGGATTATGAGCGAAAAGAACGAAAGTAAAAGAATAGGTGCTAAGCAGCATAAAAATTCTGGTAGAAATACACAGAAAGGTGATGCCACTTGGAGAGGATTTGTTGTTGACTTTAAAGAAGCCAGCAAATCTTTTACATTAAACAAAGATGTATGGGCAAAGGCTGTTACTGACTCTATTCAGGCAGGCAGAGATAAGTCTCCAGCCATTGTTGTAATTCTTGGAGAAGGTAATACAAAGGTACGACTTGCTATAATTGAAATGAACATGCTAGAGCAATTAACAGAGGAGGAATATAATGTCTGAAACAGGCACACAGAAAACAACACTTGACATGGTAAATGGTTTAACAGAAATTGCAGATTATATGCAAGATGAAGAGTTAACCGTTGCATTAACTATGATTGCAAAAATTATCATAAAGCCAGATATTCCCTTACAGGCTGCTAGCCTTGAAATCGTAAGGCTACAGGCCATTGCAGCAAAGATGTCTTTTAAAGCCACTTGGATGGCTAATGTTGACAAATCTGACAGGGCAAAGAAAAATATATACTTTACAGCAGCACAAGCAATAAACGATTTGGTCTCAGCGCTTAAATACATAATGCGCTAACCTGCTATAATTAATATAAACAAAGGATAAAAAATGGCTAAAAACTTACTAAAACAGATTATGATTAAAGATATTAAAAAGAACCAAAGAAATAGTGAAGAAGATGAAAGTCTTGTTGAAGGTTTAGACGTTGCTATAAACGCTGGCTACCTTACTAAAACAAAGCCAAAGTTTACTAAGAAGACTAACTTTTCTGCATCCAATCTAACCTATGGCTCAGGAGAATGTCCAAGGTATTGGTCTTTAGCCTTTGATGGTCAAATATTTTACGATAACTCAGATGCAATTGGTGTAGCAAATAGAACACAAGGAAGTCTTGGACATGGAAGAATTCAGGAAGCAATAGAAGCCTCTGGGTTACTTGCAGAAGATTTAGAGTTTGACCCAATACCAAGAAAATATAACCAACAAACTCATCCAGCAATGGAGTTTAGAGTTAAGATTGATGATCCACCTTTTGACGGGTATGGAGATGTCATGCTTGACTACAAGGGTGAAAGACTTATTGGTGAAATTAAAACAGTAAGAAACGACGACTTTGAACATAAAAAATTAAGTAGAAAACCTAAAATGGGTCACTTAATGCAGTTGCTAATGTATATGAAGGTTTGGAAAATTGGCAAGGGTGTAATGATTTATGAAAATAAAAACAATCATGAATTACTTACCTTGCCCGTTGTAGTAAATGATCAGTATCGTACTTGGGTAGACGAAACATTTGAATGGATGAGGGTAGTCTACAAGAGTTGGCAAGATAAACAATTACCAGAAGTTCCTTATCGTTCAAATTCAAGAATTTGCAAAGTGTGTCCCATTCAAAAAGCATGTGCTGAAGCAGGAGACGGAACAATTAAAATTAAACCTATGAAGTTATTAAAGGATGAGAAAGATGAATAAATGTGAAACTATGTGAAAGGTGCGAGACCCAGTTTACACCAAAGGTAAGTTATCAAATTTATTGTGGAGATATTTGTAGAGAAGAAGCCACCAAGATAAAGATAGCCGAAAGGTATCAAATAACTCGCAGACAAAGAAGGATAGGTAAAAAAAGACTTTGTATTGGTGGTTGTAAAGAGCAACTCTCAATATACAATGATTCTGGATTTTGTTCTAATTGTAATATAAATAAAAAAGAAGTAGACAAGATGCTAAAACAACTAAAAGGATTCTTTGACTATGAACAAAAATAACCCAAAAACAATTTGTGCTATTGATGCAAGTACTAACAGTCTTGCTTTTGCTATTTTTAATAATAATACCCTAGGTAGTGTTGGTAAAATTAATTTTAATGGAAAAACAAATTATGAAAAGGTAATGGATGCTTGTGCTAAGACAAAAGCATTTTTTGAACATTTTGATGGTTTTGAAGCAATCATAATTGAACATACCGTATTTATGAACAGTCCCAAGACTGCTGCAGATCTAGCATTGGTTCAGGGGGCACTGCTAGGTGCTGCTGGACTAACTGGAACAAAAGTTATAGGAACTGTATCGCCAATAACCTGGCAAAATTATTTAGGAAATAAAAGACTGACAAAAGAAGAACAGTTGGTGATTAGATCAAAAAACCCTGGAAAATCAGTTTCTTGGTATAAAACATACGAACGGCAAATAAGAAAAGAAAGGACCATAAAACTAATTGAAATCAACTATGATAAAATTATTAACGACAATGACGTTGCTGATGCTTGTGGTATCGGCCATTGGGCTATTAATAACTGGAATAAAGCAATAGGAGTAAATAAGTAATGAAAAATGTAGAAAGTTTAACTGTTGTAGGCGGTGGAACTGCTGGATTAATTTCTGCACTTATTTTAAAAGAATATAGCAGTCTTGAAATTAATTTAATTTATTCTTCAAAAATTGGAATCATTGGTGTAGGTGAAGGATCAACAGAACATTTCAAAGAATTTATGGATTTTGTTGGAATTAAACCAAGTGAAATTATTAAAGAATGTGACGCAACATTTAAAGTAGGAATTATGTTTGACAATTGGATAATTGATCATAAATATTTACATTCTGTTGGCTATCCATTTTCTTCAAATTTAAAAGAATCCTATCCCGTATATGCAAAACAAACTATTGAAGATTTGTTTTTCTTTAATCCAAAAAGTCATCAAAAAAATGTTATTGATAAAAAATTTATAGATGTAGATTTACATTCACCAACAAACCAATATCATTTTAATACTTTTAAATTAAACCTATTTTTAAAAAATTTAGCAGTAAAAAAAGGAATTAATGTTTTTGATGATGAAATTGTTGAGGTTGAACTTAATCAAGATGGATATATTGATACCATAATTGGAGAAAAAAGAAAATATAGTAGTGATTTTTATATAGATACAACTGGATTTTCAAGAATTTTAGTAAAAAAACTAAATGTTAAGTGGAATTCTTTTAGTAAATATTTAAAACTAAATTCTGCAATTACCTTTCCAACAAAAGATGAAGATAATTATAATTTTTGGACATTGGCAAAAGCAATGAATTCTGGTTGGAGATTTAAAATACCAACTTGGGGTCGTCATGGCAATGGATATATTTATGATAAAAATTTTATTAATGCTGATGAGGCAAAACTAGAAATAGAAAAAGAACTTGGATATGAAGTAGAAATTGGAAAAACATTTTCTTTTGATCCAGGCGCATTAGAGAATGCTTGGACTAAAAATTGTGTTGCTATGGGGCTAAGTGGATGTTTTTTTGAACCATTAGAAGCAACATCAATTGGATTAACCATCCAACAAAGTTTTTTATTAATGCATAGAATTCAAAATTATGATGAAAAAACTATAAAAGATTACAATAAATCATTTAATAGTATAGTTGAAAACATTAGAGACTTTATTGTGTTACATTATTTAACAAAAAGAAATGATACTGAATTTTGGAAAAATGTTTTAAATACAGAAATTCCAGAATCATTAAAAAATAATTTAGAAAAATGGAAAACAAAGTTTCCGCTTGATGATGACTTTGCATACACCTCAGATTATCGGATGTTCAATGCACCAAACTTTATAAATGTTATGGGAGGGCTTAAATTATTTGACAAAAAAGCATTGTTTCAAGAATATAATTTTTTGTCAGAAAAACATAAGGCCAACGCTGATCAATTAATTAATCAGCACGTATATGATGAAACTATTAGTAAATTTATAAATCATAAAGAAATTATTAAAATTATAAGAGAGGTAAATTAAACATAATGCCAGAGTTAAATGCAAACATACCACCAATTTCGTGTTATGTAAGAGGAAACTATTTAAGAAATCATCAAGATAGCCATGACAAATACTTTGAATGTATGATTTTTGGTGTTTCAAGTTTAAAATCTAGAAGCCCACTATTTCATATTATGATGCCAGATGGTGGACTATGGTGGAGACTACCAATATCTGCTTTTTGTACAGAGCCAGGAGTGCCTGAAGTTGATCTACATAATTTGGTTTTGTGGAATTCTTTTAGTCACCACATTGCGGTAACTCAATTTGAAAATCTGACTAATCTAAGAATGTCGTACATAGATAGAACAAAGACAATGCACAAGGGCACCTACTTGTTTACATTAGACTGGCACAATCCAGATAAAAATGTTTTAGATGATGGATATTCAGAAAGCCCCGCAGACCATAAGTGTGGTCATGTCATACAAAGAGACGACGGAAACTTTGCCATTCAGCCCAACAACAGAGTAAGGGTGTATGAGCCTTCATTTACCCTGGAAAAAGAATATTTGATTGACAGGATAATTAATGAAAGAAAGTATGATGTAGAAAATCAAGACAAGTGGATAATGGAAAACTCTGATAGATTTAACTATGACATTAATTTAAACGAAGTTGACAAATAATACCGTGGCTGCTAAACTATATACAAGCGAGGCTTGGCTACGCAAAAGGTTTCTTATGGATAAAAAATCTCCACAAGATATTGCTAAGGAATGCGAAGCCAGCGTTGAAACTATATATGTATACCTTGCAAAATTTGGATTAAGGAAATCAAAACGATGATACCTAAAATTATTTGGCAAACGTATGAGTCTGATTATAACAAACTTGATGAAAAGGCTTTGGCATGCTCAAATTCATTTAAAGAGTTAAATCCAAAGTGGCAATACAATTATGTTTCTGGAAAAGAAAGAGAAACATTTGTATTAAAACATTTTGGTAAAGAATGGCACAATATATATATGTCATATACAGCAGGTGTATTAAAAGCAGATCTTTGGAGATATATGTGTCTATATATTAATGGAGGGGTTTATTCTGATTTAGACATATTATGCAAAAAACCAATAGAGTCTTGGTTAGATTTAAATTTAAATTTTGCTGTATCAAAAGAACCCAACGCCCCTGGGTATACACAAATGATATTTGCATCATCTCCAAATAATATATTTTTAGAAAACATACTAAAAGACATTAAAGAACAATTTTATTTAAATAAAACTTATAAAAATATTATTGATTATGAAATAAATGAAGTTGGATATGTTATTTTTACAAACTCTATAAATAATACATTAAAAATAAATAATGATGGCTTTATGTTGTATACTGGAGAAGACTCAAAAAAAATATATGAAAATTCAATACAGCATTTTTGTGCAGGAAATGGAAATGTTTTTGGATCAAACTATGTTGCTTGGAAAACAGAGGAGTATAAATGAAACTAAAACCAGTTTATGAAGATGTAAAAAATTTTAACTGTAACGATCTTTATCTTCGTTCCGTTGGAGCACCTTCTGGCAATTCAATTTGGAAAACGTGTCACTCTATAGCACAAATGCTTATAGAAAAAAATATAGCGTATGGAGATTCTGCTCTTGATCCTGTAAGAATTTTCAGTAAGTCAGACCCAGCAGAACAACTTAAGGTTAGAATTGATGATAAGTTGAGTCGTTTAATGAAGGGCACAGATTACCCTGGAGATAATGACATTGACGATTTAATAGGATACTTAGTTTTATTAAAAATAGCAAAGGAAAAAGATGTCAACTGAATCAGAACTTATTGAGCATCTTGATGAAGTTAATAAGGTAGTTACAGAATACCTTAAAGGGCAAGATCCAACAAAAATTTCTAAAGAGTTAGACATTCCACGTACTCGTGTTGTTTCATTAATTAATGAGTGGAAGGTTATGGCATCTGCAAATGATGCAATTCGTGCACGGGCTAAAGAAGCCCTTGCTGGTGCGGATACTCATTACAGCAAACTTATTACAAAGGCTTATGAAGTTATTGATGAATCAAGTTTAACTAATAATCTTAGTGCAAAAACTCAGGCAATTAAATTAGTTATGGACATTGAAAAATCTAGAATTGAAATGTTACAAAAAGCAGGACTATTAGAAAATAAAGAACTTGCAGAAGAGATGGTTGAAATTGAAAGACGACAAGAAGTGCTTGTTGAAATATTAAGAGAAATTGCCTCAACTCATCCAGAGGTTCGTGATTTAATTATGCAACGCCTTTCTCAAATTGCCAAAGAAGGAGAGGTAATTACAATTGTCCAAAATGTTTAATGATTTTTTAGAAGTTTTAAAAGAAAATCAATTTGAAGAAATTCCA